CAGGCAGCACGGGCAGCAGAGGCAGCAGCAGCGCAGGCAGCGCAGGCAGCACGGGCAGCAGCGCAGGCAGCACGGGCAGCAGAGGCAGCAGCAGCGCAGGCAGCACGGGCAGCAGAGTGGGTAGCACGGGCAGCAGAGGCAGCAGAGTGGGCAGCAGCGGAATTTTTAGATGTTCTCATACAAGCAGCAGAAAAAGCATATAATTTTGAGAAAGGGACAAAATGAAACTGTACGAATTTGTAACGACCGAACATAATGGAGAACAGGAATATTCGCATTATCACCTTGTCTATGCCGACACGCTGGCTGACGCTACAAAGATGGCGAGGGAGTTCTGCTCGCAATGGTACGAGGTTGAAGACCCCGAAGATGTTGTCCATAATGTCGGAGAAAGAACAGGGGACAAACTAAACGAATATTGGGAGTTTCTTGGCGGGAACATTATTCTCGACCTTGATAGCGTAACCGAAACTAACGCCAACACGTTTGAACAGGAAGCGTTCAGACGAAGTTTAATAAGCGGGATGCCGAAAGAGGGCGTTATATGAAATCTCAAAAACAATTGCTCGAACAATATTATGACGAAGTCCAGACCAGAATCGCTGACCTTACAGACCAAAGAGACGCCGATGAAGCGGCAGAAGACGACTTGGATGTTGCGGCGGACATCGTGGATGATTATGACCAGCAGATTGCCCACTGGTCGGCGACACTGGCGGAAATTAAAGAAGCGTTACGAAGAATGCCCTCGTAATTTAATGGCCGCAAGGCAGGAAAGTGAGAAAGTTATGAAAACAGTAATAGTAAACATCAATCTGGAATATGTTTTCGACGTGGCAACAGACGAAGAGGCCGAAAAAGAAGCCAACAACGTGGAGTTGCCTTCTGGGTATATAAGTGATAGTTTTGAGATAGTAAATATTTTAGATGGAGACCAAACAAAAGGAATTGATAGATGTGCTGGGTGTAGGCATTATGGCGAAAATACTTGCTGTGGCGTAAGTCCTGAAGTTTGCTATGAAAAATAATGCAGAGGACGCCATAAAAAGCGGGTACATAACCACAGCACAGGACACAAGTTGTGTCGCCGACAAAAGATTTTTCTTGACAAGGGTCTTATAATGTGTTACAGTATGAACATGATAAAAGTTAATGGCTTTTGATTGGGGGTGCTGGGGCTAAGGAGGAGTTAGCCCCAGCTTTTCTATGAATTTAAACAAGTATTATTTAAAGGCAAGGTATGGTATCACGCCTGAACAATTTCGCAAGCAGCTTTACGCGGCACAGGACAGGCGGTGTTTTCTGTGCGGACCTCTGGGGGACGAACTTGTGGCCGGGTTACACGCTGTCTATGACGGAGAATCTGGTAAAGTAGTATGTAAAAAGTGTAAGATGTTGCTGAACCTGTTGCGGAAAAGTAACCCTACCGTCATGGCGGCGGCTTTGGAGTTGATAAAAAATGAAGTACATAATAAAACGCGTCAGACTCAAAGATGAAGAAGTTATTGCGAAATTTCTCTATGAACAAGACCGCGACATTTGCATAGAAGCGCTTCGCGAATATTGGAGCGATTGTGATTTTGAAATTGGTGAGGAGTAACGTTTTATGAACGATAAAAGGATGCGGCTTAGCCTTATAAAAGCACAACACGAGTGTTGCCCGGTCTGCGGCAAACGGCTTTCGGTATCCGAGCAGGTATGCTATGACGCCAAGTCAAATTCGATGCTCGACCGAAAGTGTCTGATGCTCATGGCTCACGTCAACGCCTCTCTGGAACGAGGCGTCACCCTTGAAAAAATAGCAGAGTTTGTCACCAAAAGTGTACCGATACGGCCACAATTATGAAAAGAGCGTTGACACAATCGGAAGAAAGAGTTTTAAGACTTTGTCATCACGATATGGGTGGGCACAGCATAAAGGAAGCAGCAGCTATACTGCACGCTGGTGAAAGTTGTGTTGAGACTTTGCTTGCCAGCGCCAAGAAAAAAGCACCACAGTTGTTCCCTATTTTGACACAGCTACAACACACTATTATCAGGTTGTGGAGGCTGGGGGCTGACGAAAAGGCCATCATTAAGAACTTGGAAATAGATGCCAATATTCTCAAAAAAGAATTGAAGTTTCTCAAAAAATACAATTTTATAACCAAAATACCCGGAATAATTCCGTACTATCCTTCTATGGACAACCATGTAAAGGAGAAATTTTGATGCTGTATAGTTGGACTACTCCTATAAGATATGTCAGGGGTGTTGGCCCGGCTAAGACCCGCGAGCTTGAAAACGCCGGTATCGAAACTGTTGGGGATTTGTTGGAGCACCAACCGCTTCATAACATCTACCCCGGTTCTACCTCTATACGAGACCTCCCAAGCGAAGGCCACGTAATAGTCAAAGCCAAAATTCACAAGATTAGCAGGTATGGTAGTGGTAATTCACCTATTGTAGAAGCGACTCTAAACGACGGGATAGGCACGTGTAAGGCTATTTGGTGGAATCAGGTTTATATTATTAGGTATTTGTCGGAAGGAATGACAGCCACGTTTTGGGGTAATTGTAAACATGGGGTACTCCAACAACCAAAATTTTCGACACAACGTTTTAATCCAGATGACGTTATCGGCGGACAATATGGGTTGCGAACGAATACTATCAAAGCGACTTTGAAAGAGGTTCTGCCGAACACGGAGATACCCGATTGGGCCAAGTGTGACCCCTCAAGACATGCGGCTTTTGAAGGGTTGCATTTTCCCAAGACTAAAGCCGAACATGAAGACGCCCTTGAACGGCTCAAATTTGACGAGCTTTTTCTGATGCAACTGGTATTGGAGTTACAAAAAAAGAATCGAAAAACAAAAACAGCAGACAAAATAAATTGGTATAACGTGGATTATATAAATCTAATGACTTTGTTTCCTTATCGGTTTACAAGAGACCAAGACGCCGCTGTTATAGAGATAACAAACGATTTGCAGTCTGGTAGTCCTATGTCCCGCCTACTTCACGGTGAAGTCGGCTCTGGCAAAACAGCAGTCGCGTTTTTTGCGGCCATGCTTGCGGCCTTGAATAAGAAACGAACACTAATACTGTGCCCAACTACAATACTCGCCATTCAACATTATGAAACGTTGAAAAGAATGGGGTGGAATCAAGCGGATTTATGTCTCAGTGGGAATGTTTCTGAGGCTGCCAACTTTATCGTAATAGGAACACATACTATCCTCAACCGCCCGGCGTTGCTTAAATCTGCTTCCCTCGTCATTATAGATGAATTTCATAAATTTGGGGTCGAGCAACGCGCTATTCTGCAAAAAAACAACACACACGTCCTCCTCATGTCAGCGACGCCCATTCCCCGAACACTGGCTATGTCGGTGTTTGGGGATTTGGACGTCAGCACAATACGTGAGTTGCCTATCAAACGCGGAACTGTTATAACACGATGGGTTATGCCCGAAAAACGGGAACAGATGTATGAGATTATCGAGAAGGAATTAGCCAAAGGTAAACAGGCTTATGTAGTGTACCCTCGTATTGATGAAGGGGAGGATATAGAAAACGCGGCGGACGGCTGGGATAAGATTCTTAATAGATTCCCGTACTCAAATCCCGAATTGTTGACGGGTAAAAATTCTATAAGGGATAAGAGGAAAATATTCCAGAGATTTCGCGACGACCCGCAAAACGCCGCCATATCCAAGATTCTCGTCTCCACCATCATAGCTGAAGTCGGTCTTGACAATCCGAACGCGTCGGTCATGGTGATAGAGGGGGCGGACAGGTTCGGCTTGGCACAGCTTCACCAGCTTCGTGGCCGGGTCTGCCGCTCCACTGATACGGCTTTTTGCTTCCTTGTAGCAGAGACGGCCAACGAGAAGTCAATTGCCCGGCTTGATGTGATGGAGAAATGCAACGATGGATTCGAGATTGCCGAACACGACCTTCGGATTCGCGGGCCGGGAGAGGTGTTTAGCACGAGGCAACATGGTTTGCCGGATTTGAAATTCTCGTCTATTTTGGATGATTATGATTTGCTCGTTAAGGCGAAGCTAACGGCGTCAGAGTATATTAGCAAACTCGACTTACCAGAAAATAACGGTTTGAAAGAGATGTTGAAAATAAAATACAGTAACTTATATTTAGGAGAAACAGCATGAAATTTAAAAAAGGGGACAAGGTTAAGGTTATTGCGGACGATATAAGATTGCGCTCAATCGGTGTTTATGATAGTGTGTCCGGAGAAACAGGTACAGTGGTGGACATATTCCCAGAAGATAAATTACCAGTGTGCGCAAAAATCGGCGAAACAAGATGGGTTTTTGACGGAGGAGACCTCAAACTCGTCGAGAAAAACGGTGTTAGCCAACCTCTTGCCTCGCCAAACATGGTTAGGACATTCGCCACAGGCGCAACCCGCGATACTGTTGAGGGTAAACTGAGTTATGTTAAGGCTTTGTCCCCAATAGTTCTCCGCAGATATGTGCAGTATTTGGACGTCAACAGACTTAAATCGGACGGGAATATACGGGAGTTTGATAACTGGAAGAAGGGGATAGATGTTGACACCTATCTCGACAGTCTGGGTCGGCATTTTATTGATGCTTGGCTTCTTCACGACGGTTACGACGCTGCGGACAATCACGGCCCGGTTGATTTGGAGACCGTTTTATGCGCCATCATATTCAACTCAATGGGTATGTTGCACGAGGTGCTCACGGAGGGGGCCGACAACAATGAGTAAACCCCTCATATATCTTAGTCACCCTATCCGTGGTAAGGCTGGGGCCAATGTGACTCTGGAAGAAATGGCCAGGAACAACGAGTACGCTATCTCAGAAGGAAATTGGCTTCGCAAAACTTTTCCTTATTGTAAATTCTATATCCCCGGAGAAATGGATGGGTTTTTGTTGGAACGCGGTATAGACCCGTGTAAAATAGTAGAGGGGTTGCTGGCGTTGGATTTAGCCATAATAGATACCTCCGTTGGCGTTATCGTACTGGACACGTTTGAGGTAAGTGCAGGTATGGCGAGAGAAATCACCCACGCTAAGAATACTGGGGTACAAGTTTTTTACCTGAGTAGTATAAGTTCGTATATAACAGGTAGTTCGTATATAACAGGTGACGAATATGAACAAAAAATAACAGAATGGTTGGGAACATTATGAGCAAGGTCTTGGTAGTGGGCGATATTCACGAACCGGTATCCCATCCGGGTTATCTCAGTTTTTGCAAAGATTTGTATGAGAGGCATAACTGTGACAAAGTAGTGTTTATTGGCGACGTGGTGGACCTTCAGGCAATCTCATTTCATGTAAAGAACCCACAGTGTCCGGGTCCGGATGACGAATACTTACTTGCCAAAAGAGGAATAAAAAAATGGCGTAAAGCGTTCCCGGAAGCCATTGTGACAATTGGCAACCACGACGAAAGAGTGTTGAGGCTTGCAGAAACAGTTGGTATTCCGGCTCGTTTTATCAGGAACTATTCCAAAGCATGGGGCACTCCCAAATGGGAGTGGGTGTTCGATGTCACTATTGATGGCGTGTATTACTTTCACGGAACTATGAATGGGGGTATGCACCCGGCTTGGAACGCCGCCTCAAAACTCTTATGCTCTACGGTGGTGGGTCATAATCATTGTCGGAGCGGGGTTAAATGGAGGGCTAATCCACACCAACGAGTTTTCGCACTTGATACTGGCTGCGGAATTGATGTAACTGCTTTTCAATTTGCATACGGAAAGCACATCAAAGAGCGCCCCATTTTATCAGCGGCGGTTATATTAGACGGTATTCCGCACCACGAGATTATGGCGTGTGACGTTGGGGAGAAGTATAACAGGTCTAATTTTATCACCAACAAGTATAAGAAAAAAGGCAATAGACTATGAGTAACGAAGCAGGAAAAGGTAGCAGCCCGCGCCCGGTAAATAAACGCGCTTACGACCAAGGTTATCTACGAATATTCGGGAAAAAATGTCCGACCTGTCTCGGAGAAGGTTGTGAGGTATGTTACGGTTTAGGATATGTGCCGTCAGAAAAGGAAGCGGGTATTAACCAGGTCACCTATACCCCCGCCCAACGTCAGGCATTGGAGGACATTCGATAATGGGTCTTAACAAATTCAGAAACCAACCGTGCCCGTGTGGGTCAAAAAGAAAATTTAAGTATTGCTGCCTGCCAAAACATTATGATATGCTGGCCCAGCAAACAACTCCTGTCCAGACAGAAGTGGGACAGAAAACCGCCCGATACTGGAGAAAACGCTACAGCAAAATAACTACCAAACCACTGGAAGAGCCTTTGATGACGAGTTAATATGGATTATAAAGAAATTTTACAATCTGCTGGTTATCCGACTGATATTTTGTGTCTGGATTTTGAGACATACTTCGACACCGAATACGGCCTTGGCAAAATGTCTACCATTGAATATATCAACGACTCTCGGTTCGAGTTGGCTGGAGTAGGCTGGCTATGGCCTGATTCTGATAAGACCCATTTTGAAGGGGGTTACAAATGGACCAACGAAGCTGTTAATGCCATGTGGACTAATTGGGGAGATGAGGCCACTTGGGTTGTTCAGAACGCCAAGTTCGACATTACCATCCTTCAGACCAAATTTGGTATTGTCCCCAAATATATCATCGACCTGAAAGACCTTGCTTGTCATTATGATTCTCAGATGTCGCATAAATTGGAAGATGTGGCCAAAATGTTTGGGTTAAAACCTAAAGGCGATACTCAACAGTTTAAGGGCCTACACTGGGACGACGCGACCGAAGAACAGCATAAAAATTTGGCTGAATACTGCATTAACGATGTTGAACTTGAAACAGAACTCTTCAAAATATTATTGCCAAAATTGTCTAATCCTGCTTTTGAACTTCAGTTAATGCGGCATACACTCGACCTGTGGCTCCATAAACGATTCGCAATAGACATGAAACTCGCCACATCGTTAAAAATGAAAATGCGGTCTAAGATGGCGCAAACCGTGAAAGATTCTGGTTACACTGTGAAGGAATTGAGAAGCCAAAAATTCGTTAAATTCCTACAAGAAGTTTTACCAGAAGGCGAAAACGTGCCTATGAAACAAGGTAAACGCGGTAACATCATGGCTATGGCGAAGAACGACGAAGCCTGTCAGGAATTGTTAGTACACCCCAAAAAAGAAGTGAGGGACTTAGTGCTGGCCCGGTTGTCGGTTAAATCGTGGCCCACCCACATTAAACGTGTTGAAGGTATAGTCGCCCAAGCAAAGGCCAACGGTGGGCTGCTCAGAGTACCTTTACAATATTATGCAGGGCATACTGGCCGTTATGGTGGCTCAGAAGGGATAAACCTCCAGAACTTCGGGGGCCGAGGCCGGGCCGGTTCTGGGATAGACCCACTCATAGGTGAAGTACGTAAACTTTTATGCACTCCTGATATAAATTTTGTATTGGGTATTGGGGATTCAGCCCAGATAGAGGCCAGAATGTTAGCTTGGTTGGCTGGGCAGCAAGACCTACTTGATGGTTTTGCGAGAGGAGAAGACGTATATTCAGTATTCGCCACTACACTTTTCCGGAGTCCGGTTAGAAAAGCGCGTAAAACCGACCCTGTATCTATCGCAAAAATGTTGGATATTCGCCGGGGATTTGGAAAAGATGCCGTACTCGGCTGTGGTTATGGTATGGGCAGCGCTAAATTTTATAGCAGGTGTATACAAAACCCATCGTTGAGACCTTTGTTTGATTCTGGGCAATATGATTACGGATTTATAGAAAAACTCATAAAGACATATCGAACGACTTATCCCCTTATCCCAGCTTATTGGAATGACGTAGAACGAGCATTTAGCCGCTGTATCAGGTTTCCCCATCTCCAGCCGGAAGTTGGGCCAGTTCAATTCTCATGTCTTGAGGGTACAGTACACGTTCGACTACCGTCTGGCCGTATTCTCTACTATCGCCACGCCCAAATGAGTAAGAAGGGTATCAAGTATCATCATGGGCCATTATGGGGCGGTTCCATTACCGAGAACATAGACCAGGCCATAAGTAGAGACTTATTGGGATATTGGATATTGAAGTGCGAGGAAAATAATTTAAAAATTCTCTTGACAGTACATGATGAAATTGTTATACTTGTGGATGTGATGAAACAAGACGAACAAATGAAGTTGTTTGAATCAATATTATGTACAGTTCCTGACTGGGCAAAGGGGTTGCCAGTAGCGGCGGAGGTCAAGGTGTCGGAGAATTATAGCAAATGAAAGACTGTGATGATTGTGCTCATAGTAATAATTGTACGGGACAAGGCGAAAGATGTAATGATTTTATTATGAAACCCAAAACCAAACAACAAAAAATGGAAGACTGTTTCACGGCCTATGATGCTGTAAAACGAGGTCTAATACCGCAACGACAGGGAGCAGCCTACGGCTCTATTCCTACACACCCCGTCGTGTCGTGTCCTATTTTGCCGGAAGCTGCGGTTCTAAACCAATGTCGACGATGGCTTACGTCACGTCGTATCTTCCATGACCGGCATAATTGCGGGGGCGGAGACTTAGGCGGGGGGTATGCCCAATACGGCATCAAGGATGCCGGAGATATTATCGGTATACTCCCAAACGGTATTCACTTCGAGATAGAAACTAAAACCGGTAAAGGGGGAAGACTATCGCTCGGCCAACAGAAACGCAAAATAAAAGTAGAGGCCAATAATGGTTTGTACTTTGTTGTACACGGAGTTCCGGAACTTGAACATTTCTTTAAGGGGATTATCTAATGATAAACATGTCTTTCTCATCCATATCAGATTTTAAAAGTTGTCCGATGAGGCACTACTATCGCGACGTCTTGAAAATTGTACCCATCGAAGACTCGGAAGCCCAACGGATGGGCACTAATTGGCACGCGATACAAGAAGTTGCGGCTTCATTACCAGTAGGAACGTCCAATGATGATATTATGGACGCCGTTATCGAACACCTTAACAAAGTCTATTCTGTACCACCCATATCCAAAACAACTGAAGAATGGGAGGTTGAACGTATCATTTTGTTGTACTCCCTGATAGGATACAGGTGGTATTATCAAGACGACACCTATGAAGTGGAATCTCTTGAGCAGAAATTCAATTTGCCTTTGCGGTCTCCTCTTACCGGTCGTGCTCTTCAGGCTGAATTGCGGGGCAAGATAGACCAGATGTTTTCTTCTGGGCCAAATAACAGATTTATCCACGAGTATAAGAGTACCAGCAAAAACGTAGACCCAGATTCCTCTTTCTGGAACCATCTCAGACTTGATACCCAGACTCGGATTTACACCTACGCCGCTAACCAACTTGGCCTGGGGATGTGTGGAGTCCTATACGACGTTTGGCATAAACCACAGATTTCGCCTAAGAAACTAACACAGGCAGAAAGTAAGGCGTTTATAAACTCAGAGGGCGAGACTTTTGGACAATATTGTGGAGAAAAATTTGAAATTACGACTGATTTGACAAACGGCCCCGGATGTGGTTATTTGTTAGTTAATGGTAAGCCGCCAGAAATAGAACCCGGAGCCAAAGAAGGAACCTTCGCCATCCGGGAGACGCCGGAGATGTTCGGGGCCAGACTCCTCCAAGACATCACGACCAGACCAGAGTATTACTTTGCTCGAAGGGAAATAGTCCACAATGCCGACGACATCGCCTCGTTTGAATGGGAACTTTTCAACATCTATCATTCGATAAGGCAGATGAATCTGCACAACAGGTGGTGGAGAAACGAGTCCGCGTGCGAGGCGACTTTTCGTTGTAGTTATATCAATTTTTGCTATAACAATGTGAACATTCAACCCGGAGATGTTCCTGAAAATTTCAGATGTATTCATGCAGAATAAAATAATAAATTTGTTAAATATGAGATTTGGAAAACTAACAGTAATAACGTTAGCCCCATATAGGGCCAGAAGTAGACACGCTCTCTGGGAATGTATCTGTGATTGCGGGTGTAGTGTTGTTGTGTCCAGTAACCAACTTAGGCGCGGGAAAACAAAAAGCTGCGGATGTTTTAATCGGGCTAAAGCCAGAGAAAGAATGACTACACACAATATGTGTGGAACACCGGAGTATAGGTCATGGATAGCTATGTTCTCCAGGTGTACAAACATGAACCGCGAAAAATTTAAAAACTATGGCGGAAGGGGAATAAAAATATGTAAGCGTTGGAAAAAATTCGAGAAATTTTATGAAGACATGGGTGAACGCCCTGTGGGTGAATCTTTAGATAGAATAAATAATGACGGGGACTATACGCCATTTAATTGTAGATGGGCGACACCAAAAGAACAGGCAAACAATCGAAGGAACCGGAGAATTTCAGGAAAGTAGGTGAATAATGGTATCGTTACCTCCACGACCAAAGAAACAAAACGTGTCAAAGCAATTCAAAATTGAGGCTTGGGACGGGAACAAGTCCGGAGAAAAGGTCATCCTTTATGGCGAAACTGGCATGGGCAAAACAACCCTTGCAGCCATGTCCCCTAATCCGGTGTTCATTGGTTTGGATGATGGGGGTCGAAAGATACACCATCCTAAGACCGGTGAACTACTCCGACATATCCCTGACGTCAAAACGTTCGAGGACGTAAGGGCCGCTCTTAACGCCTGTTTGGAGTTAGACTGCAATACAGTGATAATCGACACTGTTACTCTTCTTGAATCACTCGCCGAGGATTATGTTTTACGTACAGTACCGGGGCCACAAAATTCCGCGTGTAAAAATCTCGAATCTTATGGTTATGGCAAAGGTTCCAAACATCTCTACGACGCTATGAGATTACCGTTGGGGGACTGTGACAAGTTGATTGCTGCGGGCAAAAATGTAATAGCAATCGCCCAATCGGTCAACAACAAAATAGCTAATCCTCTCGGAGACGATTATCTGTGCAACGAACCGAGACTCTACCACGACCGGAAATATTCTGTTCTTCTGGCTTGGTGCGAATGGGCAGACCACATCCTCCGGATAGATTACCAAGGTACATGGGTAACAAAGAAGAACAAACAGGATTCTTTCGGTAAAATATCTGGGGACACGACCCGTATCGTACAAACTAAAGAAGAAGCATATTACAAGGCAAAAAGTCGGACATTGGATGAACCGATTATATCGTTTTCTACCAAAGATGATGATAGTTTATGGCAATTTATGTTTAAGGAGTAGGTTATGGACGAAATAAGTGTATATTATGTATGTGATTGCGGGAACAAGTGTTACAGAGTACCAACTTTACCGGCGAGTAATTCAGACCAAAAGGTTTTGTTCGTTATCACAAAGGTAATACCAATATGTTTGGTATGCGGGAAAGAGATGAAACTTGAAGTAGCAAGGGAAGTGTCAACAGCAAAAACACAAATAATAGATTTTAGAAGAAAGGGGTAAAATTATGTTAGTGAATCAGGAAGGTGTTTACAGAGGCATGATTCTGGACGGGGGCCTGTCCGAATCCAGCGGGGGGTTTCCGCAAGAAGTTTTGAGTTTAAAAGCTGAGGAAGTTTATGATGTAGAGTCGGATTCGTGGCTTCCAGCCGACGCCGAGAACGCCGAGATAACCTATTATGGCGTGCTCATAGACAGCAAAGACCACGAGACAAAAAACTGCAAGCAACTGAAGAAAATTGTTGGGTGGGACGGGGCAAGTTTCCTGACCTTGAGCGAAATGAATATGGCTGGAATACCAATTCAATTCAGAGTCGAGGAGAAGACCTATCAGGAGAACACATCCCTGCAAGTGACGTGGATTGACACGCCTGATGCCCCGCCGTTCCGAACAGTCCAGAAACTCGACAAGGAAAGTGTCAAAGCACTTCAACAGAAGTATGCTTCCGTCCTCGCTTCCACAAAGTCCGCAGCCAAACCTGCCGCCGCTGCTGTATCGGCCCCGAAAACGGCTCCAAAGGCAACACCGCCCGCAACAACTGTAGAAACACCAGAAGGCCGAAAGCCAGCACCAAGGAAAAAACCTTCACTCCCCACGAAAACGGTTATTGGGAAATGCACCGCTGACGAGGCTTATATGGCCTGTTACAGTCTGAAGAAAGACGATGTTACAGATGAGGCTTTATGTGATTTGTGGCTCAAAACCGTTGCCGGGGTCAATGAAGACGAATCCAAGATAACGAAAGAACAGTGGTTCGCCATCAAGGAAACCATTCTGAAACAGGTTGGAAAGGTCTAATGCCGAGTCTTGTTGATTTACATTATATTTATATCCAGAATGTCACCATGTTTCCTGCTTTACTCAGGGAGTTATCGGGGCAATTGGGAGTCTCGATAACTTCTTTGAGTAAGTTGGAAGTAGGTTTCAACCCTGACCACAACACTTGGATTTTCCCGGAGCGGGACGAACACGGCATGGTGATAGGATTGTTGGAACGTTACATGAACGGAAAAAAGTTCATGGTAAAAGGTTCTAAACGCGGTTTGATTTACGGAATAAATTATGAACAAACAGAAGAACACGAAAAGAAAAAATGGGTGCGCGTGTCAAAAGATTTTCCATGTTCTAAATGTGGAAAATCCGACGGATGTATGTATCCTGATGGGGAATACGACCAACCAAACGCACTGGTCTGTGTACACATTTCAGACGGTTCCATTAAGCCTCTTCAAATCGGGTATCTACATGTCTTGGATAAACAGTTATGGGAGCGAAGGCAAACCGGAACTCATTCACTCCTTCTACCATCATCACTTCCTATCTTGGTTGTCGAAGGGGCCTCTGATGTTGCGGCGGCTATGGACTTGGGTTTTACGGCGATTGGACGTCCGTCAGCCGAGGGAGGACTTTCCTTCTTACAAAAACTCCTACACGGGCGTGACACCATCATTGTTGGAGAAAATGACAGCGGAGCGGGCGCAAAAGGAATGGAGTCCACCTTTGTGGCTCTCAAACCTGGTAACAAAACATGCGTCAAAGTCCTCCCCCCGGAAGGCATCAAAGACTTCCGTCAATGGAAAACGTCAGGCCTCACACAAGAAGAGTTCCTCTCATACGTCGAGAAAACCGGAATTTGCTCCTTAGACCAGAACGTCTTTGAAGACGATATAGCGTACAGCATAGCCAAAGACTGGCTTCGCAGAAAGAAAACGGCAAACGGAAAACTGTTGTTGAGAATATTCAGACAAGGGTTTATAGAGTTTAATGGAAAGTGTTACGATGAAAAGTCAAACGAAAGCGTGCATGGAGAACTATATGAATTTCTCGCCAACAAGTCTTACATTCATACCGATTCTACTATACGCCCCTACAAACCAACGAGGGCTAAATTATACGACATCCTCGATGCGTGCAACGCCTTCTGTCCTATTGATGCTCGCCCACCCGCTTGGCTGGACAACGGTGTTCACCCGGACCCGTCACGCTTAATTACCTTTACAAACGGTATATTGGACGTGAATGACTATATCAAAGGTAAGATTACGCTTTACAACCCAACGCCTGATTTGTTTACATTTACAGTGTTGCCATATGATTTTGACGAGAATCTTAACTCTAAAATTTGGGAAGACTTTTTGACTGACATTTTCAATGGCGACAAGGATAAGATAACCTTGATGTCGCAATGGTTTGGGTACAACAGTGTGGCCGATTTGTCATACGAGAAATTGATGCTGTTTACAGGCCGACCCAGAAGTGGCAAGAGTACCGTGCTCGAAGCGTTACAAGCTATGCTCGGAGACCACAATTGTTGTGAGACTTCTTTTCAGGCTTTAGGCGGAGCGTTTGGGTATCAGCCTTTGGTGGGTAAGTTAAGCGCCATCATTGGGGACGCCAAGTCCCCAAAATATGGAGAAGCTGAATCAGTCCTTGAAAAAATCCTCCATATTACGGGAGGAGATGCCGTTAGTGTTAATGTAAAAAACAAGGCCGCACTACCACTGGTGCGTTTGAATTGCAGATTCACGGTAGCTATGAATGATTTACCCGCCTTTACCGACCACAGTAGGGCGCTGGAGTACAGGACAAACATTCTTACGTTCGACAACTCGTATGTCGGGAGGGAAGACAGGTCCTTGAAACAAAAGTTTAAAGATGAAGCTGGGGCTGGTAAACTGATAAATTTCGCATTAAAAGGTTTGGCGTCGTTGTACGCCAGCAATAATTTTATAGTGCCTGACGAATCCGCCATAGCTCTTCGGACATTCAGGGAATTGGTGTCACCTATCACGGAATTTGTAGAGAACTGTTTAATAGTTTCTCCAAATGATTATGTAGCCTCAGACTTTCTATACGACCTTTGGAAATGGTGGTGCGGTCGGGAGGGCAGGAACACTGGATTAAAGAATACTTTTACAAGGAACATACTCGCAACTGTTACGGATGCAGCCCAAATACGCAATGAAACAGGCAGGGTAATCGCCGGTATTAAGGTTACAGATTGGGCTGAAAAAGAATATGTGAAAGGGGTATGAATGTTCGAGAATATAGTGTGTACCGCAGCAGTTCTTATACCGTTTCTGTGTTTAGGCATTTTTATATACTGGTCTTTCGCAGACAGAGAGGATTAAAATGAAGGTGGAGTTTAGATACTGGTTCAGAACCAAATATATTGGTTTGAACCCCCTACTCTCAATAGGTTGGGACAGAGGGTCTGTCAGAGTTTATTTTGAATGGTTTAATTTTGTGATGTGTATTTTTTATTGGAGAAAGGATGTAAGATGATTAAGAAATTTTTACAAGAGAATGTTTACGAGATAATACTTTTTATTTTTGGTGCGTGTTTGCTAATCTTAGCTATTCTTTCTGGATGCGCCCCGCACTATTCATCGGTCCCTATCACCCAAGTGATGCCCGCCCCAGTCACACATGCCGCCGCCCTCATCCAAACGGTTTACAAAACGAATTGGCTGGCGACGATAGGTATCATCGGTATCGGCCTGAGTGTATTCGCGTTTTTGCAAGGATGGAAACAGGGTATACCTGCTCTACTTAGTTGTGCCGCCATTCTTGGCCTCACCTTAACAGTTACTCGGTACGGGGTGGTGTTGGCTTTTGGGGGCTTGGTTTTATTGGCTCTGTTTGTTTTGTACCAGATATTCATACGCAATAAGGCGTTGACGGAAGTGGTTGCAGGAGTACAGACTGTCAGAGATACCTTTAAAAAACACAATACAACATCTGAGGCGGTTCAAGCAAATACATTATTACCGGGCGTGACCAAACAATTAGCAGACGCTCAATCCCCGTCTACTGTAAAACTGGTTGAACAAATCAAGACAACATTACCTCCAGTGGAACTTGTGCCGTGACCATGATTCAAGTAGAAGTAAAAAGCATAGAATACAACAGGACTAAACAGTGGCTGTTGGAAAAACATTACGCTCATAGGATGTGCCCCGTTTCCTATGCTTTTGGATTGTTTGCAGAAGGAAAATTGGAGGGTGTTGTCACTTATGGAACACCTGTTTCAAGTTCCCTCAGAAGTGGAATATGCGGAGCCGATTACAAGAACAAGGTGCTGGAATTGAATAGGCTGTGTATAAATTCTTCTGCCCCTAAAAACAGTGCTTCTGTTTTAGTCGGAAGAAGTATGAGATTCCTTCCAAAAGACAGTATTTTGGTTTCATTCGCGGATACGCAACAAGGACATATTGGTTATGTTTATCAGGCAACTAATTGGTTATATACCGGATTATCGGCCAAAAGGACAGATTGGAAAATAAAAGGCATGGAACATCTTCATGGAGCGACCATAGCCGATATGTCGCGAGGACAGAAGAATAGAGCACAATGGATGAGAGAACAATTTGGGGATAATTTTTACTTGGCCCCAAGGCCAAGGAAACACAGATACGTGTTTTTCTTGGACAAACGTATGATTAAATATTTGAAATACCCTGTTTTACCATATCCAAAGGGTGAATCTAAACGATATAGTTGTGTTGATGTAATCGAAACCAATTTACAATGACCCACATAACGTCCAGAAACCAGTTGCTCACGTGGCTCGCTGATAACGCTCCCAATAAACAAGTTCAGCGAGCCTTAGACCGAGGGACGGTCATTGTGTGGGGTTTGTTCAAAGGAGGGTGGGTAGTAGAGGTCAGATACCACGAACGTTCCGACGTTATTGGCATACGAAGAACGGGCGTAGAGGGACGGCTGGTGTGTGGCCTTTTGAACCGAGTACCAGTAGAGGACTATATTGGCGGGGACACCCCATTATCGTGTGGGGACACCCCGTTACAGGGTTTGAGCGAGCCACCTGACAAACCCCGGTAATACAGACATGAAGAATCCAGAAACGGATGCGGCTGTGATACCAACGAGTAATTTTGTTAATACTCTATGATGCTCTAAATGATTGGTCATCATGACTTCTAACCTTACCAAGCGTTCTTTTGTGGTGACGTTGTTCTTATTGTTCACGGTAAAATATAACCTCCACCATACGTTGATTCTTCGTCTTCTTTATTGCCTTTGGTTAAAGCATATTCCGACCATATCAATCTACGCGGGTCGGTACTGTTTCCCATCATCAAGTCATAAGCCCCTTCCATCGTTCTAATATCTTGCGCCGTAATCTTTCCGGTGAACGCACCTATTGTCATAGCGGTTTTTTTAATCAACATGTGGATGGTCAAGGCTTTTTTCTCATCAGTCATGTCTTCCCAATTTGGTAATTTCTTGGCTTGTTGTATAACTCCGAAGAAACTCTCCCATCCTGAATAAGCAATTAACCCAGAATCCAACCCAGTGATTAAACGGTTGACCAGCCCGCCCAACAATATGGTAGGGGCCACCGTATATGTACCCAAATCTATTCCTGCTTCTTTCCAATCTCTGGGGAGCCTACCTCTGGCTATCATCCCAAACACCAGAGCAGGAATTATCTGTGACATCATTACTCTATAACCAAATTTTCCCCATCCTATATCACCCCTTATTTTGGCCCCGTATACATCGTGTACCCAGTAGTTACCCAATGTGGCAAGTTCTCTGGTGAAGACGGCGATGTTCTGGCTGAGTTCCCCACCTCGGTACAATCCTGGTAAGTCTTCTTTGTGGACCAATGATTGAGTTTTTGTTATTCGGGAATCTGCGTATTCTAACGCGGCTTTTTCGTTGCCGGGACTTAGTTTGTCCATTGAATATTCATAATAAGACTTCCACGCTATATTGGCTACAGCCTTATCCGTCCCGGCATACCAGTTCACTGACCTGTGACTAAGGCGTTTCTTTATAGTTTGGACCAATTCTTTCCGCTTGTAAATTTTGTGAACGTCCCGGCCTATGTCCCTATCTTTCATCAGTAAAGACCTGGCGTTAACAAAATCGGTCAGTTCTTGTTTGCCCCCCCACCACGCCGCCTGTGTGCTGTTCTTTACAATATACGGAATTAGGGCCGGTTCATCAGCCATAGACGAGAACAAGGCCAAGGGTTGGCGCATGACCATGAGAACGTTGCGGCCCGCAGCGAAGGCTGTAGCCTTGCGCCGCAACAAGGCACTGATAGACTCAATGCCTTGTGTATCACTGGGTATACCACCACGTATCTTATCAGAGATGAAATTGTTTAGAATCTTAACACCCATATTATAAGTACGATTGTTGAGTTCGCCCAGAAATCTCTGATTTGACACTATAGACCTTAATTTTTTGGCAAGAGGGGCCATCTGAATAAAACGTTGAACCCTGATTGCATTATTCATGTAAAGTTGTGACAAGTCAAGGTTTATTTTACCTTTACCCCCAGGAACTCGCAACAACAACATACGACTCTCAGGAGATACTGGTTTTCCCGCCGCGTATTCGGCCAATTGGTCCGTATAGTCGCGTCTCTCGGCAGGATTAGTATCTTCAATCGGGACATACCGAAATTCTTTTTTGAGTTTACCCAAATCCCATCCGGCCTGGACAGCAGAGTTGACCAGGATTTTCCATTGTTGTTCAAATTTGGCCATGATGAAAGAGTAGACTTTGTGTTCATCTGGAGTAATCGAATTACGAATAGCGGTTATGTCTTTTTCAGAGAACCCAGATTCTAACAATCTATTAAAACCCGTTTCGTTTTCGCTGAGACCAACAACACCTATCTTTTCCATAGACGTTAATTTATGTTTAGTACCCTTTATCTTCTGGGGCCGCCACATGTACTCTATCTTTTTGGTCTCCAGTTTTTCTACTACATCAACCAGTTCCATCTGTTCACTAAACGCGTTGATTCTTGACAGAGACGACGCCTCCATCAATGGATGAAGAATTAGTTTCTGGAACAAGCCGTCAGGGCTGCGACCGTCAAGGGCCTCGAAGAACCTCTCCCGCATCCCGAATATTTCACCCCCTATAGCCTTCATTTTACCAAGACCGTGAACAAACCTTCTCCATAGAGAAGGATTATATTCTCCAGTTTCTGTTATTTTGGGTTTTGTTTTTTGGAGTGTTTCTACCAGACCTTCCGAAACTTGTTCGAGTTTTCCGGCGGTCTGCAATTCGTATCCAAGTCTCTTGGCCTCAGCGTACATAGCCTCAACAACTTTCTTGGCCTCTGGAAGAGTCATATCCTTCATAGATGTCTTACCAACAATCTTCTGCATGAACGCACGCCTGGTTGTGTCGTCCCATCCGAGTACGCCGGGTATGTCGTGACCCGCCTTTAATGTTTGGCGTCTCGACTTTCTCTGGGTTATGGTCTTTTCTTTCTCTGGTCCAGTAGGAATGGCCCCTGTTTTTTCCAGAGTAGTGTTCATAATCCTTAACGTTTTGTTGAGGAATATTCTTGGTGTTTCAATGGACGATTCCCGTACCTGTACCGTACCAGAATTATCTACCCACGCGACGACTATTCGGTCTGCTCGGTCGCCGTGTTCATCCACAAATGTTTTAGCCAAAGATATTTGTTTTTCTGTAGGGTTCGGGCCGAACTCGACGAGGATACCGCTGGCCTGAACACGGGTTCTCATTGTGCCCTCGGAAAGCACATCTTCGGATGTCATACCAACACTACTGGCAAGTTTATCATGTGTGGAAGGCGAAACCGAAAGTATTCTTCCTTCCGGGGTCACAAAATGTGCCGAACCTTCTCTGATACTTTTAATTTCTAATCCAGGAAAGTTTGTGAATATCTTGTCGATACCCCGTTTACCTTCTTTTTTAAGGCTCCTGGCCGCCAAGTTTTCGTGGGTATCGCCCTTAGTAGGCACGTTTACACCCACGGATACGTCCTGAGCGATTGTAGGAGGTTTTTCAGTGACAGGCACTATTTTGGTAGCGAACAGGTTCTTGACCTTTTCCTGTACGCTTCTTTTGAAATCTGTCGGATGGTGTGACCGTCTTCCCCCAGGTCCTCTTGCTCCCTTGGGTTGGAC